CATGTTGGCCATTGTGCGAATGTTGACGCGAACATGCTTGCCCATCAATAGTCTCCTATTTCGTCAATCGGACCATGGCCCGTTGTTTCACGAATTTCATCAATTGTATACACTTCGTCTAGCAACTTCTGGTTAATTGCTGCCATTTTGTCGGCGCGATCTATTTTCAAGCCCATGCTGGCCTCGGTCAGGTCCGACCAATAAATGTACCAGTCCTGCTCAGGTAAAACGCGAACGGTCTCAAGTTTTTTGACCAACGCCATGATTGTGGGACGTGCTGTATTGGTCCGCCGTGCCATGTTGGTCCGGGACCACTCGTCGGCATCTTCAGTGCTGGCACGCTCGCCCGATTGCGACCCGACCAGAACCTTGAGCGGAATACCGATAGACGCTGCAAAGCCCTGCAACGCCACATTAAAAAATTCTTCAGGTTGCGGCAGGGTAACGCCCAACGTCTTGGCCTTCATGCCCTGCAACATCAACATTGCGTCAAAGCCTTTGTTAAAGTCTTCAACCTGTTCGTTCATTTTGTCGGCCATTTCGTCAACGCCGACGCCCATACCTTTTGCCATGTCTGCGATTGATACATCCGCGTCGGTTTCCATGATTGGCGCACTCTTGGCATTTTTCCAAAAGCCCTCACCGCCCGCGCCGCTGATCTTTTCCATGTCGATCAGGTTATTGAATCCTGGTTCAAGTATAGAGTGATTATGGACTGTCCCGTCCTTGGACCAGATCAGCACGCGGTCGGGGTGCAATTCAAAGCTGCGGTTTTTGGCTTGGCGATCCGAATTGTCACCAACCGCCGATTCATTAAAACCAAACATTGTTGGCTCGCCATAAGTCGGCGACATCTCGTCCGTGTCCCATGACGACACTGTGAGCTGACCGGCCCACGCAGGGATAACATCGACCAGCCCATCAAGCCCGCCAGGCACCGTATCAACCGGCTCAAGAAATCGTTTATCGTCGGCGTAGCGCAGGATCAGACCGGAATAACCGCCGACCATCGAGCGGCGGTCTGCCTCGGCCAACTTCTGCCACAGTCGCAAGTCGTCAAACTTTTGCCGGATTTCACTTTCGCCATATGTTTCTTTGGCGTCCTTGTTTTCCCACAGCTCAGGATTATCCTGCCACGTCTTGAGTATGGTCTGCTCAATGCCAGCGAACGCTATGCCGTTGCGCAAATATCGCTGGTATGCTGCGTCAAAATCAACATGATCGGGATAGCCAAAATCTTTATTGTGGTCGTGTTTGGCGTTCTGGAAATATCCTGGAAACATCGCACTGATGCGACGGGCTGCGTTTAAGATGTTCATCGGTTTTTCTTTCGCAGGAATATACCGGCTGATGGCTGTTTCATGACGGAAATCAATGGTTCAACCGCATAGCGCGTAGAATCCCAGCCGTGGTTATGCGCGTCAATGATCTTTGTGCCCACGTCGCCTGCATCATTTACCTTATAGCTGTAAAGCCGCGCTTCCTGTTGCATATTAACACAGTCTGGATGAATTACAATACGCGCAAAGCTGCGAAGGTATGCAATACCGTCCTCGATGCTGCCCTGCCACTTGCGCACAGATGCAGCTAAGGGCAACCCGTGTCGTTTTAGGTGGCTGATCGCGGCGGGGCTGGCGCTGTCCCATCGGCTCAGTTGACGCTCAAAGCCGGGGATCGCTGATTTGACTGCGGATGGTGTGTCGTCATATTCCAGTCCCTTGCCAAACATCTCGCGCCTGATCCAGATGTCAGGGCCGCTGATCCAGACCTCAACAGCCGCAGTCGGGTCTTGCGAATAGCCAAAATCACCGCCGAAATACGGACCATCCCAATCATCGCCTGGGTCAAAGTCTTCAACATGCACTTTACTGTGAAAGACTTGCGCATTGCTGTTTTGCAGATAGGCACCATCCCAAACGTGGGCATATGTGCCGGGGTCCAGCCGCTCTTGCTCTCGCCTGCGCAGATTTTCCAACCCTTCAGGGAAGAAAGGATTGTCGGCCCAATTAACTTCGACCACGATTGCGGAGTCGGGCGGGTCTTGCCGGAACCGCTTGTCAACTGGGCTGGATTCGTCGCGGGGGTTCCACAATGTCCATATCTCAGACTTAGGCTGTCGGAACACAGTGGCTTCTAACGCCAGCCAACCGCTTTCAGGTATATCTTCAGCTTCCTCGATTATTGTCAGATCAATCTTGGCAAGTGACTTTATGGATTGCTCGTTGCGGCGCAGTCCCTTGAATATGAACTCAGTCCCGTTCACGCCTTTGATGTAATCGACACCAACGTCGTAATGGGCAGAAAGGAACGGGGTGGACCCTATGGCAAATTTCAATTCAGCGTGGAAGCTGTCTTTGATGCTGGCCTGGAACTCTCGCACGCAAAGAACCCTCATCCTGTCGGCATAGCCCCACACGGCAGCCATCAGGGCGGAGCTGTATGACTTGCCCGCCCCTCGACCACTGAACAGCGCACGGTAGCTAACAGAGCCTCGTGGTGCTGCAAAGACCGGCACCAGCTTTTCCGGCAATTTAATCGTCGTGCTGGTCATCAGACTTTGCAGCTTCGATCACGATCCGCGTTGGTGTCATGCTTTTGTCGCTTGACGTGTTATCAACCACACTTTTCTCTGTCCAACCAGCAACTCTACCCAACACGAATTTTGCAGCATCTAGGCTATTATCGGTCAAGCTGTCGACCAGCACTCGGATAGCGTCACCTTTCAGCCGTTCACGCCCGGTCATTATTTCGTATCGAAAATGTTTGCGCAGCGTGTCGTCATGCAAATTCAGGCATCCTGCGATCTTTTCAATAGGCGTTCCTGCCATAACTGCGCGCTCAACAAAAATGCGGTCAGTGTCGCTCGGCATGTAGAGTTTCCCCCTCGCCATCAATCCCACCCGCTCAGTCGCTGTTGAGGCTGCTCAACTTTCACTTGGTCGACAATGTCAAAATCCTTAAACGCGCCATAGCTATCGGCAGACGGTTGTGCAAAATGATAATCTACAACCTGTTTGAGGTATCCGCCGATCGGGCTTCCCTCGCTCAACTCATAAAACTCAATCCTCGCGTTCAAATTCAAGTTCATCGACGTGCGCACCGCCACACTAAAATCCTCGTTTTCCAGCAATATAAATTTGGCGTGAAACCGAGCCAAGCGAACACTGTCATGCCCAAACTTATCTAGCAGGCTGCGGTAGTATTTTCCCTGACGTGCCGGAAAACTGCGGTCCACAAGCCAACGCATTGTCAGAATATTTTTGTCGCTAAACATGTCAAACGCTTGTTTGATTTCTGCGACAGCTGCTGTCCATGTCCCGATATCAATTCGACACGGACCGATTTCCATCGATATGTGGCGCAGAATGTCGATCATGGAAAAGTCACCCTTGGTCATCCCAAAAATATCACATCCTTTAGTGATAGGTCCGATACAGCGGACTGCACTTTCGCCCCGCGTTCCGTGCCGAAACTCGCGCGTCACATTATAACGTCTGACACTTTCGGCGTTAACATCAGGTCGAGGTCCCATCGGCATCATGGCTTTTCCTTTACGGTCGATAGTGCTAAGGTAACAGCTTCCTGCGCTAATTCAATATCATCCTGAACGGCAACTGCTCGTTTGACTGGCAACCAGCCCGCGACGTACCGCAGACCAGCCTTTTCAAGAATGCGCGCCTTGCGTGGGCGGGTGAGTGTCACGCCTCAAACCTCCCTGATCGAGCAGTCGATGCGCTCAAGGTAATCTTCGGCTTCCTCGTCTTCTTCGCGCGGATTTGTGTCTATCTGCCAAGTCTCCGCGACCCATTCGACAAAATCATCATAATCGGACTTGTCGATGTGGTACGCCTGGTTGCTCTGGTCGTAGCTAACAACGTATGTAGCGCCGCTGATTTTTGACGCTTCACCGTCGCGCCATTTGCCTTCGTGGTTCAGTGCGAAATCGGTCATTTTGTTTCTCCCGTGGGCTGCGACTATCGCCGCCCTATAATAATAAATTACCATAACGTGTTACGCGTTGCAAGCGTTATCTGCGTCAATCATTTGGTAGGTGCGACGCCCACTCCAGCCCCTTCAGAATGGCCTGCACACGGGCCATATCCGGCTCAGGCTCTAACAGCAGCCG